ATCCGAATGGAAGTTATCTGTTGCGCCTTCATAATCTCCAGAGTTCATAACCCAACTGTCCGGTAAGTCATCAAACCTCTCTTGAATATCTTCCAGAACAATAGGACGGCCAATAGCGAACCCCCAATCGGTGGTCCGTATGGCCTTGTGCATCAATTTCTGCATAGGCTTTCCATAATAATTGAGGAGAGTCTCAGATTTTGTAATGATGCGTGTCTTAAATGGTTCCGGAAGAGCGACGACTTCAGCTCTGAACCAGTGGTCCAAGTCGGAGGGATTATCGATATGACGAATGGCCTTTTCAATGACCATTGCCTCTATCGCCTCCCACATGAACAAAGGTTCAGGCGTATCTCTCATTATATCGACAATAGTTGTTGTTGATTTTCGATTAGAGAGATACCCAAAGGGTAGAATGTCGTCTTCAAGAGAAGTTCTCACAATTGAGAGTGTATCCTCGGACGAACCCACGTCGGACGCAAGTGCCAAACCATAATTCCATAGTAGTCTTCGGCCGCCACCCTTGGCCATGCTTTTTTCAAAGCTGGCCCGGGTTGATGGGGCGGGAATACTAAATGGTTTAATAAGTTTGGCACAGCGTCGACCAACCAAAGTCGAAACCTGAACGACTGTCTTGATTAACTCAGGATCAGTCGTGACCTGTTTCGACATCAGAGTTGCGTGTTTCACCAGGTTAAGTGAAACGGATTTAGCCTGTAAGGGCTCGCAACCTCTCTTCCAATGGAGGAGGGACCAGAACATCTGGATCTTCTCTGGAGAGAGTCTGAAATGGTGTCTCATCCACCTTGAAAAAGGAGAGATGAAAAACACCCCTGGTTGGGGCCACTTGCCTTGGGGCAAGCTGGTCTGGTTCGTGAGTTTGGCATAAAGATATGAAGTATGGAATTTCAAGTATGATTCCAACTCTTGCTTCATGTCCAATGCCAGCCAAAGGACAAACAATGTCTTCAGACCCCTATACTCTTTTGTCATAAAGAGGGCTTTTCCCTTGTTTTGAACGATGCTCTCATCGAGCTTAAGTTCAAATCCATACAAGGCGAAAAACTCTAGGTATGTCCGAAGGTTATGGCTGACACGTGGCACACTGAACCAAAACTGTTCAATGCTGTCTCGTGACTCCACCTTAGGGAACTGACCTATTCCTCTTCTTGAGGCATAGCTATTGTACGATGTACTAGCTAATAGGTCAGGGACGCTGTCCACGGCTTTAAGAACTTCCTTCTCTATCCCGCTGACGATGATGTCAAAGTTTTGAAGAAGACTTTGGAACTTCGTTAGGGGGGGAACAACTAATAATGCGGGTTCCCTACGCTTTTCAGAGAATTTTTTGTTTAACAAGAAGTTCTTTGGACAGGCTGTTCGGGCCCGCCCAGGGGTAGTCAGGATATCGACTACTTCCGAGTTGTTTAGATGGGGG